TGACAGGGCAAGAATAATGAAAGTTATATTTTTAAATATTCTTATTTATGGCGTGGGTTGTCCTGCTGCGCTGGCCGGGGTGATTTTTGGGATGTGTTTGTGGTTACAGTTAACTTAAAAAAGGATGTGGTGATGAACAAAATAAAGGTGTTGGATGAAACTAAGCGTATCATTCTTGAATTAGAAGCCCTGGGATTAACAGCTGAAGAAGTCGTGGCTGTTTTGGATGGTGCGGCCGGACAAGTTAAAGCAATGGCTTCGGATTCAGTGGAAATTGAAGTATCAGTTCCTGCGTCTGTTTATGCTGAGGACTGCGCCTCGGCAAAGTTTAAGGTTACGTGTGATATTACAGCTAACGTTTAAACTGAGGGGCTGCCTGGAAGCGTTAAGCTGTAAGGCAGTCACTCTCAAGTGATTGGTTATAAGGTTTTTTATGGATAATTCACAACAAACCAAGTTCTCGACAAAACTGAATTTCTCTATTCACTCTGTTGATGAGAAGCTTTTGGGTGAAAGAATGAAGTTGTATGGAAGTTTCCCTGGCGATTACGGTTTCAATAGATCTACAAATATCAATCGCGTCGTTTTTAGAAGTTCCTTTTGGAAATTCAATAGGTGTACTAAATTTAAGATTAAAACAAAGCGTTTCTTTGTAAAACGATTTTATGATTTTTATGACTCTGTTTCTAATTTTTTGAGGTACATCAAGTTTGTTAAATGATTCTAATATTGCTTTTTCTATAATATTCCAGTCTCTGACAGATTTGGTTGGGAAATTTATTATGTTTTTCATTTTTTACCTTATAACGTTAAAACTGAGCCGCTGCCAAAGGCAGTCAGGCTCCAGTGCTTTGTTAGCACTAAGGAGGTTACTATGAAGTTATTAATCATATTGTTTAGAAAAATAATTTATTTAGTTTTAAAAGATGATATTGCTAGGAACGGAGAGATTGCAATTTTGATAGAAGATCATATGCTTTGTCGATTGCAATCTTCTTCACATCCTGAAGATCGGTGATTGTTTTATCAACAAAAACAGTCACTCTCAAGTGATTGGTTGGGGAAGAATGAACATTGAACGTTCAATATTGAATTTTGAATAAAGGGGCTTAAATATTGAAATATTTATATAAGATATTATCTTACATTATGGCGGCGGTGCTTTTGGTTATTGTTTTGTTTTTGTGTAGATTCAAATTAAATATGGCGCTTGAGGCGTGTGATAATTACGCGGATAAGTTGGGGCGGAGAGGGAAGTAAACATGGCGGATCCGTCGCAGGGAAAATTTGAGCAGTTGATTGAGGTTGTGAACACGAAAGAAGGATACGACCTGAAGCTTTCTTATCAAGTTTCTCTTGATACAGCTAAAGCCTACCGGCAGGATCCGTCTGCGCTAAATGGTAAAAATTGGGATGCGGCCAGGGAACGTTTTGAAACTGAAACAGAAAGACTGTATCAGATTTATTTTGACCGGCCGGTGTTTAAAACCCTGGCTGCGGTTTTGGTCCATGTTCAAAAAGAAGGTTATAAACTTCAAAAATCAAAACTTCACCGGGACGCAAAAAAAGGATTGATTAAAAAGCAGGAGAACAATACTTATTTTGCGGCTGATGTTGATTCTTATATTTTAAGGGCCAAATTAAAAAAAGATACCGAGGAATTGGCGAAAAATTATGATGCAATGGCGCTTGAAACAGAAGCAGAAACGCTAATAAATGTCCAGTTGAGAAATGAAAAGCTAGAGCATGAACTTGGTGAAATGAAAAAAAAATATGTGTCAAGGGAAGAACGGGACGCGCTGGATGTACAGAAAATAAATGAATTAAAAGAAGCGGTCCTGGCCTGGCCGGACCGGTGGCCGGCATTGCTGGAAGGGCTGGACGCTGAAGAAATGAAACCGATTGTTAAACAGGAATGTTTTTCCATGCTAAAGAACTTTGCGCGGAATGGAAAATTTACGTTTCAAAATGAAGTGATAGAGCCGGGGGAATGATGGATAGGAATAAAGTTAAGCATGCAGAATATAAAGTTAAAAACAATCTAATAACTAAAGATGGACACTTTATGCTTCTTCAGGATGTTGCAAAAGACTTAAATAGAAAATCATTTTTAGAGCAAGAACTAGCAACAAATAAAGATACAGAGATAATTGATTTTATTAATGAAAGGTTTTACGTCCAGGATTGTCTTACTCAAAGCGTGATTGTAATTGAATTAAAAGATTTTTATAAATGCGATAACATCCGGGGCTTAATCAAAATAATAAAACAATGAAAGAAATGAAAAAAAAGGAGGGGAATGAAAGTGATTAAATATTTTAAAGAATTATTAAAAGTGCTTAAGTCGATAGATGAACATCTTAACAGTATCGAGAGCGACATGATTACCCTTGCCGGTACGGTTAATGAAAATGATAGAGGGAAAAAACATATAAGAACAGTAACTGGAATGTATAGTTAAACAATGAGTAATGCGGCTTTAAAAATTGAATATGATACACCTTTTTCTTTGAAGGAGCGCAATGCTGCTGCGCTGCCGGAAGATAAGTTGATGTCTGTGTGGCTGCAGGAAGAGTTTGTGCTTGACGCTACAAGTAAGGTGAAGGGCTTTTATCCGCTTAATCTGACTCCGACCTATAAATTCATTATTGATAAATGCCTGTATCCGAAAATCCGGCGGATATGGATGTGCAGCGGGGCACAGCAGGGTAAGACGGCTATTATCGTCGGGCTGGCGCTTTGTTTTTCTCTTAAAGACGCTTTGCCGGTGATGATCAACCTGGCTTCTGAAGACACGGCTAAATATGTCGGCAAGACACGGGCTCAGTATGCAATCAATCAAAATACCAGGTTAAAAGAACTGACCATGCGCGGCGCATACAGCGACACGGAAATGACCTTTAAAAACGGGGGGTATCTGGTTTTAGGCTGGGCCGCATCCGTTACAAAGACCGCAACCCGGACCATAGCAAAAATATTTAATGATGAGATTGATAAGAAAGAATATAAACAAGCATCATCTGAGGCGGGCGCGATTGATCGACTACGGGAAAGACTGAGTACTTATTCGGATTCTCTTGAATTTAATTCATCTACGCCCACAGATGATAATGGAAATATTATCACCGGGCTTAAAAATGCGGATCTGATTTATGATTCTCATATTCCCTGCCCGCATTGCGGACAGCATCAACCTTTAGTATTTAGCCATAAGTATGCCTGGGGCTTCATTGACGGGATGTATCGGGCGGACGATGGAACTATACACAAGCTGGGCTGTATTGTGTGGGAAGGTGGATCAGAGGCCACAAAGGATCAGATTTTAAAAACTGCCCGGTACCAGTGCGGAGAGTGCGGAGAGCTTTGGACTAATGCGGAAAAAAACCGGGCGCTGGATAATTTCAAGTCCGTATCCCGGACAGAGGAAAAAGGGGATGAGTCCGATATTGGGATTTGTGAATGGCGGATTAATACCAAACTGCCCGGCGGCCGGCTGGTTAAGATTGTGACAGACTGGCTGGACGCGGTGAATGAAAAGGACCGGGATAAAAAGAGATCGAAACTTCAAAATTTTATCAATTCTACTTTAGGCCAGCCCTGGGAACAGGTGGAGATTTCAAAATCAGACGCTGAAGTGTTACGGGCAAAATGTAAACTGCTGCCGCAAGTGGTACCGGAACAGGCGGTGGCAATTACGCTTTCTATTGATAATCAGAAATATGAAAAATGGTACGGGGTCCGGGCCTGGGCCAATGATTATGACAGCTGGTTAATGGATTATAACCGGATTGCTTCTTTTGATGAATTAAAAAAGATGATCTTAAATGTGACGTATCCGGTTGAAAATTCCAGCCGGCGGATGGGATTCTGGCGGATTGCGATTGATACCGGCGGCGGTAAAAAATATGAAGATGCTTCTATGACAGAGGAAGCCTATTTGTGGATCCTTGAAATGAGACTGGCCGGAATAGAGATATTTGCAACAAAGGGTTCGTCTAATTCACTTCCCGGAACGATTGTAAAGGTCGGATCCCCGCTGATTAAAACCCCGTCCGGAAAGGCTATCCCCGGCGGGATCCCGATTTATTCCCTGGACACGAATAAACTAAAAGATATGTTTCACGCGAACTTATTAAACGCGATTGAGGGCCGGCCGCGCGGCGCTTATTTATGTAATACGATACACAGAGAATACGCGCATCAAATAACAGCAGAGCATAAAATCACCAATAATAAAGGGGTCAGTAGCTGGGAAAATCAGGGCGGGATGCAAAATCATGCGCTTGATGTTGAGTGCGGCCATGTGGCAATGGCAAATCCATTGTGGCCTGGAATGGGTGTGAATTTACTTAATGTACCTAGCGGAAAAAAAGCAAGAGTTGAAACAAATAGAAAAACAAAAAGAAAAAGGAGGAACAGAAGATGGTAGAGCAGGAACAGGAGAAAAAAGAAACGGACAGGTTGCTTGGTATAGGAGCGATTTGCAAGTTTATGGGAAAAACTGAATCAACAATTATTCAGATGGTCCGGGATGAAGAATTTCCTGCGGTTAAAAATGGTGCGGGTGTTTATGAAGTATCAAAAAAGAAGATTGAGACATGGAAAAGGAAACAGGCTAAAAAAAAGTAAATAAATCCTTTAATATTTAATATCAAACAAGTTAACCGGGAGAAGATGAAATGTCCAAAGATGCTTTAGATGGGATGAAAGAGATCAGCGGCTACATGAGGCGTTCTGAGTCAACGATTATAAAGCTTATTCATGAAGAAGGTTTCCCGGCTAAAAAAATAAAAGGCCAGTGGATGAGTACAAAATCAAAGATTGACGCCTGGCGAAATGAACAGCTAGGCAAGGCTAGTTAAATATTAAAAAATTAAAAATTATTTAAAGCTCATAAACGCTTGTTTGTGGGCTTTTTTATGTTGTTTTTTAAACATTTTCAAAAACGTGTCAAGCCAATAGTTGCCCTGTTTGTCCTCACCTGTCCGCACCTGTCCGCACCTGTCCGCATACATCAAAAACGCCAAAAACAGCCCTTATAATAAAGTCATTACAGTACCAGTTTTTAATTTAATTTTAAAAAAGGGCTTTTCATGTAATGGCAAGAAAAACCACTTTAGAACGATTAGAGGATTTAGATACCGCTATCGACAAGGCCCAGCGCGCAGCTGAGACAGGTCGGGGCGGTTTTGTGCGTCGAAGTGCATCAATCGAGGCCATGTATAAAGAGCGCCAAGCGTTACAGGGGAAACATGACCTTGAAACTGGTGTTGCGGTGGGCCGAACCTATGCAAAGAATGGCAGGCGTTAATGAGTGACACAAAAAAAACTTTCTTAAATAAAGCGGCTGATATGGCCGGGGCCGGTTTTGACCTTGTGGGCCGGGGATATGACCGGGTTTTAGGAGTTGTAAACCCTGAAAAAGAAGCCAAGCGCATTGTACTGAGAAAAAAACTTTCACAAGTTAGATCCAGCCTGCAGTATGCCGCAGCTAAAGAAGACCGTTTGACCGGTGGCTGGGCGCCTACCGGCCAGGGAATTAATGCCATTATCGGCGCATCCCGAACATCTGTTACAAACCGGGTCCGGCAGCTGTGCAGAGATTTTCCCGTTTTTAACCGGGCGATAAATACCCTGGTTGATTTTTCTGTGGGTACCGGGATTATTCCCCAGGCCCGGATCAAAACCGGTGACAGCTTTGATGAAAAAAAGAATCAGCTGGTAGAGGATGAGTGGAAATATTTTTGTGATGAGGCGGACATTGCAAAGAAACTTCATCTTTATGAAATGATGAGACTTGATAAGCGGCAGGATGTTGAGGCCGGTGAATTTATTTTAATTAAACGGTATTCAAAAGACAAAACCCGCCGGAGCCCTTTTTGTTTACAGGCGTATGAGTCTGAATGGTTAACTGATCAGGGCGTACCCAAAAAAGGCAATGAAATGGATCAGGGCGTGGAATTTAACCTGGAAACAGGGGAAGACATTGCTTACCATTTTTCTAATCCGGATGTGGCCGGCAGTATCATAAGAGTTGAAAAATCAGAAGTGATACACGGCTTTGAAACTTTACGGCCCGGCCAGCGCCGGGGCATTTCGCCTTTGTCCGCGGGTGTGTTGATTGCAAATGATTTAAACGAGCTTGTGACGTCAAATCTTGACGCGGCAAAAATGGCGTCAAAATATCTGGCTATTGTCACAACCAATGATCCCGCCTCTTTTCAGGCAACCCGCACAATAGATGATGGTGATAAAAAACTGGAAGAACTGGAAAACGCCATTTTGGAATATGTGCGGCCGGGTGAAGATATCAAGTTTGCGGACAGCAATATTCCAGGCAGCGCGTTTGATCCTTTTTCAAATTTTCTTATCCGGATGCTTTCCATTGTGTCGGGTGTGCCTTACATGCTTTTGTCTGCTGATTATTCACAAATTTCATATTCCAATCAAAAAGGAATCAGGAACGATTTTGAAGTCAATCTGCGGCCGATTACCGCCCGGCATGTGCGGCATTTTGGGGAGCCGGTGGCAAATGCCTGGATGGATTCAGCTGTTATGAGTGGTCTTTTACCTTTTTCAAATTATTTTGTTGATCCGTGGCCGTTTCGTGGGCGTACCAGGCAGATCCCAGGCATGAAGTCGATTGATCCGCTGCGTGAAACCAAGGCAAATGTAGACCAGATCAAGGCACTTTTAACTTCCCCACAAAGAATTCTGGCCGCTCAAGGCTTAGATCCGGATACGATTTTAAATGAGCTTAAGGAGTGGAACGATAAACTTAAAATCCGGGGCCTTGAGCCGGAATGGGTATCTACCATGATGCAAAACAACCCTGCAAAATTAGGAGCTACAGACAATGACGAACCGCCAAAAAAGAAAGCAAAAGTTATTAAGCTTGCGAAGTAATGATAACGAGGTTTTGCAGTATCGGACGCTATCTATAAGGAATGAAGGAGAGGGCCCGCCCTCTACTTTTGACGAACAAACCCGGTCCGTTGAGGTGGTGTGTGGATCTGAGGACCCGGTTGAGATTTATGACAATCAGCGCTGGGAAGTGGTCAAGGAAGTTCTTTTAATGTCCGGCTGTATATTGCCGGGAAACAGACAAATTATATTTCTGGATTGTCACCAGCGTTTCGGCGTGGGGGATGTTTTGGGATCCTGCAGAGAATTGAATATCCAGGCGCCGCTTTTAATCGGACGGGCTAAATTTTCAAGCGTTGAAAAAGCAGAAGACGCCATGATCAAGGTGAAAGAGCGTCACCTGACAGACGTAAGCCTGGGTTACAAAGTAGAGGCGTCTATCTGGATTAAAGATGGAGCAGAGCAGGAAATTGATGGGCGTATTTTTGCCGGGCCTTTAAAAGTTGCTACGCGGTGGAGGCCGCGCGAATTATCTTTGTGCCCCGTTGGTGCAGACGAACAGGCTAAAACAAGATCAATAGACAACAAAAATAATAAACAAATTAGTGGAGGTAAAAAGGACATGGATAAAAGATTGAGAGATTATCTGGAAAGCCGGGGAATGGCTAAAGAGTCAACAGAAGAACAGGCATATGCTTTTCTTGCAGCGCTGGACTTAAGAAAAGAGCCTGAAGCAGCCAAAGTACCCGCAGCAAAAGTTGAGCCGGTCCCCGTTGTAATTGAGCCGCAGCGTTCAGAGGCAGAAATTATGCAGGACGGCGCAAGAGCAGAACAGACCCGTATTTTTGAGATCCGCGCAATGGGTGAGCAGTTTGGACAGGATGAAGCAGCAACCCTGAAGTTGATTACTGAACATAAAACCATTGAACAGGCCAGAAAAGCTATTAATGACGAATTTATTGAAAGCAGACAGAAAGGCAATCCGCCTGCGCGCCATGAGCTTGAAATGGGCGCAACAGAAAATGAAAAATTCAGAGCTGCTGCTGAAGATTCACTGATCCTTCGACATTCCGGCGGCATGACCATTGAGAAACCCGCCGCTGGCGCACAAGACCTGATGGGTTATGCGCTTACTGAACTGGCAAGGAATTGTCTCAGGCTTGCAAATCAGCCCACAGGCGGGAACGTGATGGAAATGATCGGACGCGCCATGACCACTTCTGATTTTCCTAAGATCCTGGCAAATACCGCAAATAAGAGCCTGGCTTTTGGCTGGGATTCTGCTTCTGAAACTTATCAGCAATGGTGTTCTGAAGGATCGGTAAGTGATTTTAAAGCGCATACAGCTGTAAGGTCCAGTGAAACTCAGGACCTGGACGAGATCGGGGAAGAAAGCGAATACAAATACGGTAATCTTACCGAAGCTCAGGAATCCTATTCAATCGCAACTTATGGAAAACTTCTTATGCTTTCCAGACAGGCGATTGTAAATGATGATGTAAACGCTTTGACCGGTATTCCAGCCAAACATGGTGAAGCAGCCGCCCGGAAACTTGGTGATATTGCTTATGCCGTTTTAACTGCAAATGCCGTTATGGGTGACAGTGTTGCGCTTTTTGCTTCCGGACATGCTAACCTTGCAGCCGCTTCTTTAAACGCGCCAAACGTTGCAGCACTTAGCCTGGGAATTAAATCAATGAAAATGCAGAAGGATATTGCGGCAAAAAGACGCCTGAACATCCGGCCTCAGTTTGCCATTATGCCGGTCACTCTTGAGGGTGCAGCAGAGCAGTTTTTTAACACTCTTGAAATCGGCGGGGCGTCTAATCAGCCTGGCCTGATCAATCCTTATGCGGGTAAATATTTTGAAAGAATTTATGAGCCGCGCCTGGATGATGATTCAGTAGCCGCCTGGTATTTGGCCGGTCCAAAGGGCAAAACCGTTGTGCTTTATTTCTTGAACGGAATCAAGACACCTTATCTTGAAACCCGAAACGGTTTTACGGTTGACGGCGTGGAGTACAAAGTAAGAATTGATGCCGGCGCAAAGGCAATGGACTGGAAGGGCCTCTACAAAAACGCAGGAACTACATAATTTAAGCGTTAAAGCGTTGAGAATAACTAACCGGGCCGATTGGCGGCCCGGTTAAACAATGACAATAAAAAAATAAGTTAGACGGAAGGAGTTTTTGAAATGGCAAAAAATAAAGTTCAGCTTGGTGATGTATTAGACATTACCAATGTTACAGCAAGCGCGGCTAAAAGCGCCGGGGATCCTATATGTGAGGGAAATATTACTGGCGTGTGTCTGGTTGATATCGCAGATGATGCAGAGGGCGCGGTTGATACAAGAGGCGTTTATGATTTGCCTGTTGAGGCGGTTGATGGAGCCGGTGATGATGCGATCGCAATCGGTGACAATGTTTATTATGACGGCGGAGATCTTAACGCCGATGATACAAACGGCACACTGTTTGGATATGCGCTTGAGGTTATTGCTGCAGGAGACACAGACACCATTAAAGTGAAACTGAAATAATCAGGAATCGCAAAAATGGGCTTGTATGAGGATGATACAAAAGAAGACATTGACGATCTATATGAAGATTGGAAGGAAACTGCCGTCTATTATCCACAAGACGGCAGTTTCCCTCCTTCTGTTCCTGATCTGGATATTTTGGTGGATGAGCAGGAAGGTTCCGCAGACAACAAGTGGGAAAATTCTGCTGAGGCAGCAACGATCTGGATAAAAAAAGTTGACCTTGAAATTACCCGCACACTTGGCACGACGGATCCGGTCCCTGAAAAAGAATTGATTTCTTTTCGCGGGTATATGTGGCGGGTGAAACGGATCCTACAAAATCAGCCGGACGAATGGCAGCTGGCAGTTGACAGGGAAGGGAAAGTATGAGCGCCGAGCTTGTTTCTATAAAAGATAAAAAAGTATTTAAGTCCCTTCAGATGCTGGGATCCCGCGCGAAAAATGTTGCGGCCCGGACCGGAAACCGGGTGCTGAAAGGTGTGGCTACAGACGCTGCGAAGATCATTCCCCGGATATATAACGTTAAAGCCAATGTCATAAAAAAACATATTAAGAAAAACAAAATGAAACCCAGCGTGTTAATGGGTTCGGTTGTTTTTTCTCATGATAAAGGGATCCCGCTGATTAATTTTAATCCGAAACCCAAAACGCCCTCTATCGGGCGTCGGTCCAGGCAGCTTTCAAAAGGTCAATGGCGGGCCCCGCTTAAAGGCGGTACAGAGGTACAGATTTATAAGGGCAGGAAAAAAAAGATCAAACATGCGTTTGTGGCGCGGATGGATTCCGGCCATATCGGGGTAATGGAGCGGACCGGGGAAAACAGGGCTGCCGGATCCGGACCCAACAAAAACGAAACAAGTATGAACATGAAGCCATTAAGCAACTTTTTGGGCCGTCTGTTGCGCAGATGATTGAAAATGTTAAGGCAAAACAGCCGGTCAAAGAAGGAATGGTCCGGAGATATAAAAAAGAATTTCCAGCACAAATAAGAAATGAAGCCAGAAAATTAGGATTGGAAATTAGCTTGTAATGGGAGCCTTAAACGACAAATTAACCGCCCTTGAAACCGCGCTGGAAAAAATCAAAGTCAATAATGATTACCAGTTGAATGTAAGCCAGGTGGACCGGAATTTTGTTTTTGAGGAAAAGCAGGGATTTCCTGCAATTTTAATTATTGCCGGGGATGGAACTTATCAAAATGTAACAAGTAACAAATCGCGGGTGCCGAATATTTTTACCATTTATGGATATGTCAAAGACGACAAGACCCTGCAGACAACCGCAATAAAAATGCGGGAGGATATTACCCGCGCGATTGGACAAAACGAAGCAGACATATCACCCTTAACAGGGGTGGATATTCTATCGGGCGGGCCTGCCGGTGAGATTTTTCCAGGCGGAGAAGGGGCCGCGCCGGGGTTTAGTTTTCCATATGCCTGCGTGAAGGTTGTTTGTGAGATTGAATATCAATTTAATAATTTAGATGGAGGGTAACATGGCACAAAAAAAAATATATAAAATAAAAAAAGGGTTTAAGAAAATTGGAAAATTTGTGCCCGGTGTTGAGTATAACATAAAAGATTTTCCAGCGGCTTACGCGCATATGTTTGAAGAGATTGAGAAGAAAGCCATTGTACGGCCCAAAAAAGACAAGTCGGCTGAAGAAACAAAAGAAGATTAATAATAAAAAAATAAATAATTCTTAGGAGGAAAAGAAAATGACACGAAATTATCAGGCGAACAAAATTGTAATGTCTGTTTCCGCAAACCTTAAAGAAACCGCCATGAATACGGCGCAGACTTTGGACACGGCGTTTGTGGTACTGCTTAACTCGATCATCAACTTAACCCAGCGATCAGAAGACAATTCCGATCATGCCACTGGCGAAGAAGAGGCTACACGGGTTTATCTGCTTGGATTTCGGGCCGGATATACCTTTGAACAGACACATGCAATGGTCCAGCATTTCGCTTTTCTGCATACTTTCGCGCAAGGACAAATTACTTCCGCCGTGGTAGCAGACACCAATAATGAGGTATACGATCATATCATTACCCCGATGGACGGCTTTGAGTCGGCCGCTAAGTCTAATCCTTCTTTTACCGCGGGACAGTGTTTGAGCGGGATAAGAAAAGAACTGATCAAATCAAACTTTGTAACCAAAATTACTGAGAGATATGAAATGGATAGCTTTGTTAAGATCTCCGCGGACTGTGTGGCTACAGGTGCCCATGAAACTAATGTTGAAAAAGATACTCTGGCCGCGCTGGATGATGTGGTGCAGCTGACCTTATCTTCGGGCAACATTGTGGCCGGTAGTTCGGAAGCGGAGCGGATTGCCAATATTGACTGTATTCGTGGAACAAAGATTTCAAACGGTGCCAAGATATTTGTGGATAAAAGTACCATTTCCGGCTGTACGGGAGTGGATCCGTCCGTGATTGACTTTACCAATCCTGGCCTGGGCGCGACATCCGCAAGCACGACCTGGGAAGTGATCTTTATTAAAGCCCATACCGCCCTGGACACAGTGCCCTCAATTATTGATGAAGAAGCTTTAAGGACCACAAACGTAACTATCAATCATGGCGGAAAATTTATAGCAACCCTGAATATTGACGGCGGCCATGAGGTTGATGGAGAAGTTAAAACC